CCACGACGCCGAGTAGTCGTGGCTGATCTCTACCCGGTAGGGGCTCGGGGCGGGGTTGTTTTCGTTCGTCGTCGTCATGGACCCACACTAACCAGCCCCCGACTTGTGTCTAGCAGAAAAGCGACACAGAGAGATCGGCTACCTCCGCGCTGTACGCGGCCAAGGTCGAACCGGACGGGACGGCTTTCTTCGCCGCACGTTCTCCACGTAGACTAGAAGAGTGCGCCGCGCGCAGACACTGGACTGATCGCCCTCTTCACGATTCCCACGTGTGGGGGGTCGGGGGCTTGGCTGGATATTGTAAAGGCTGCGGGATGGAGGATACCTGGCCTGGCTCGAGAGCCGCGTGTACGCTCCGCTACAAGAGACCGCCCCGGCGGCCTCGGAAGCTGAACGACGCCGAAATAGTCCCGCCGAGGCGATCTCCGCGGGCACTGGAGGAGAAATGACCGATCGATCCCGAGTGCGCGTAGGGCGCAGAGTTTCCTACCGGCCGACCGACGCGCAGGCGGCGGCGGGCAACGGCTCCGCTGGTGACGTTTGGGCGGCCACGATCACGGCCGTCAATGCAGACGGCACCGTGGGGCTTCATGTCCTCGAGGCAGACGGCGGGGAGCTCGCGCTTACCGCTATCGGGCAGGGCCAGGCAAAGGGCGCCTTCGGCCTGCTCCATCCTGATGCGCCCTAGCGGCGCTGCGCCCTAGCGGCGCGTGCGACGGTTTGGTGTAACGGCAGCACGCCCCGACCACACGGGAGGGGAGGAGCGGTTCGACTCCGCACCTGAGCCCCATCTGCTACGGTTGAGCGGTGAGCCTCACCGTTCCCAATCCACAGGAGCGCGCTGCGCCAGCCGGCCAGCGAAGGCCCCGGCCGCTTGAGCTCGAGCCCACGCTTCCGCGGAGACAGCCTCGGGCCATCGATGACGAGCCGTCCGAGCCCGAGCTCGAGCTAGGTGCTGACCCGGAGACCGGCGCGGCCGACCTCCTAGAAGCGGTCGAGGCCGGCGCCGTTCAGTGGGGGCCGGTCTACGAGCAAATGCTCCAGCTCGACTGTTGTCTCTTCGCGCGGGATATTCTGAGTCTTGAGATCGGGCCGCATCTCCTCGCCTGGGGAGACATGATCTATGACAACGATCGGATCGCTACTCTCGCCGCTCGGGACCATTCCAAGTCGACGTTTTGGAGCTACGCTTATCCGATCTGGCGCGCTTGGATGGACCCCGGGTGCGAGGTCTACATTTTCAGCAAGACGCTCGATTCGGCCTGCGAGTTTCTCGATATCATTGTCTACGGCAAGGACAATCTTTCAGGCCTGACGGGGACGCCGGCGCTCGCGCACATGGTCCCCAGTCCTGACGAGGTGAGGCGCGATCCGAGGCTCCGCCTTAACCGTGCGGACGTTCGGCTCAAGAACGGCTCGCGCATTCGTGCGATGGGCTGGGGCAAGGCGACTCGAGGACGGCACCCGAAGTATATCGTGTGCGATGACGTGCTGAACGATGAGGACATGTGGAGCGAGACGGTCCGCATGAAGAACATCGAGTATTTCCGCTCGGCGATCTCCCAGATGGTGGCCCCCGACGGACAGCTCGTGGTGGTCGGCACGCCGTTCCACATGGCCGATCTCTACGGCGAACTCCGCCAGAACAAGCGCTACAAATTCGTGGCTTTCCCCGGCATCGTCAGCGACCCGAAGACTGGTATCGAGCGCGCCCTTTTTCATTGGCGCTGGACGCTCGAATCGCTCTATGCGAAGCGCACCGAGATCGGCAACGTGGCGTTCGCTCGCGAGATCCTGTGCCAGCCGATCTCCGACGATCTGAGCGTGTTTCCCTCCTATCTGTTCCCGCCGCTGTTCGACAAGGCCTTGCGGCTCCGGCCCACGCTGGCCGAGCTCCGCGGGCGCGGCTGGACGACCTACATGGGGGTCGACATCGCGCGCTCCGCGAATGTTGGCGCCGACTACTTCGTGATTTTCGTGATCGGCAAGGACCGCCAGGGCTTTTCGCACGTGGTTGACATCCGGCGCAGCAAAGGCCTGCCGTTTCGGAAGCAGCTGGAGGAGATCGCGGTCACCGCGCAGCTGTACGATCCCGCGCTCATCTTCATCGAGTCTAACGCCATGCAACAGGTCTACACAGACGAGATGAGGCGGCTCACCGATCTACCGGTCAAAGAATTCGTCACGCTCGCCACGAACAAATACCCGCTCGATCGAGGCGTCCCAGGCCTCCGCATCTTGATGGAGAACGGCAAGCTGGTGATTCCGCGCAACGACGAGCTCAGCCGGCGGATCACCGACGTTTGGATCCGCGAGTGCCAGATGTTCGGCTACATCGACGGCAAGCTCCAAGGCATAGGCACCCACGACGACACGGTGATGTCGTGGTGGTTCGCGATGGAAGCCGCGAAGGCCGGCGGTTTCTCGTTCGCGTTTGGCGCCGAAGATACCGAGGCCTCGGACGACTTTATGGGCGATGGCGGTGACGAAAGCTGGGAGGCCGTCATGCTCGGGGACAGCCGAGCCGACGAGGCAGAGGGCGGATTCGGTATCTAGCCCGTTATCTCTTCGCGTGTCCCCCCCGTTGAGGCTAGGCTTGCACTTGGGCCAGCCAGACGGCAGCATCCAGCGCATACCCGCGCCCACCCAACCAAGGAAGCACGACCATGGCCAGAGAAACTTTTGCAGAAGCCCAGATCCCCGCAGAGGGTAAGGATGATGTCCCCTACGCGGATCACCGCGCTATCGCTCGCGCGCTCATGGGGCGAGCCACGGAGTCGATGATCGCCCAGGGCACCGGCGCTGGCGGCGCCGGCTTTGCGATCGTGAACGTCCCATTCGAGCCCGCCGCGCTCTTGGCGATCAACCAGGCGGGCGCAGCGCCGGCGCTCCACCACAGCATCTACAGCCCCACGCCGGCGCACACGACCACGATTCTCGCGGTCGCCGCCAACGCGACGCCGGCCGTTATCACACAGGTGGCCGATAACGATTGGACGGTCACGTTGACGACAGCCATGGCTCCCGATGCGGAGGTTGTGACTGTTCTCCTTCTCGGCGTGCGCGACGCTACGCCGGGCATCTAGCGCCGGACCGGTTAGGTGGTCGCATCGGCCGCGGAGCACATAGCTCCGCGGCCACTCGCCGCTTGACCTCGAGTGAGGAGCGGAGCGATGGGGCAAGGCGAGACCAGAGAGCGCGCACGCTGGCACACCGGCGCCGGGCGCTTTCCGGCGTACGCCCCGACTAATAAGATCCGCGCGCAGCTCCGCGCCGGTCGGGGTGAGATCAACGCGGTTCAGAACGCCGCGAATCGCCTCTTTCGCACCGGCTCCGAGCTCGCGCCGCTCCCCCGCAAGGTCGAGCGGCTCGAGGACGTCACGTTCGGCCTCGGATTGGATAACGCAGACGCCCAGCGGATCCAGCGTCTCGTCAGCGACCAGAACGCGGAGACGACGCTCAAGACCCAGACTCAGCGCCTCTTCCTCGCGAGGGGCGCTCTGCTCGAGACCCTTCGCACGCTCCGGCACATCCCGAGCGAGACGAGGGGCGAGGTGGTGAAGCGAGCCACGGCATACTGGAGGCGCACCGTCCAAACGGACTACGGGCGTGGCCCGCAGATCCGCTACACAGCAAGGAAATCCGATGCAGATCACGGCGCAGCAGAAGGAGCGGTTCTGGGGCCGCGTGGCGAAGGCGAGCCGTCGGTGGGGGCACGTAGCATGATCACCGCCCGCAAGAGCTCCGCGCCGGAGATGATGCACACGCTCCCGTTATCCACGCTGCTCTCGAAGGCCAAGAAAGGCTCGCAGGGCGCCGGCCACAAGTACGAGAGCCGCAAGCCCGACGGCCACGGAGGCTGGCTCTACAAGTACCCCGGCCAGGCTGGATGGCAGGCCGGCAAGGGCGCGCACGAAGGCACCACGAACGCGCTACCGGGCGAGCATCTCGACAGCCACCACAAGGGCTACAAGCCGACCGTCGAAAAGAAGGACGGCGGAGGGTTCACGCTGCACACCGGCGGCGGCATTACGAGCGATTTCCACCCCGATATGAGCACGGCTGACCACGAGGCGATGTGGGACCGCCACAAGGCCGGCGTCGATGCCGCGCGCCGCTCGGGAGACGAGGAACTCGAGCACGCGCACCGTCACGCGCTTCAGACACATTCTCGAGCTCACAATATGAAGCTCGAGGCGCAGCAAGCGGAAGGGCAACCTGGCGCGGCCCAGGGGGCAGCAGGGCCCGGAGCAGCGCCAGACGGCCAGCCACCAGGCGCAGCCCCCGGCGGCGCAGCCCCCGATGCTGAGCAAGGCGACCAGCCCCCGCCGATGGGCGCAGCTACCGGTCAGAACGGGCCGCCTGATGGCGGCGAACAAGGCGCCGCGCCGATGGGCGCCGAAGAGCAGCAGCAGCCACTTGAACAGCCCGGCCAGGGCGAGTCGCTCGCCATATCCGGAGGGAGACAGCGCCATTCAGCCGTCCACCCGGATATCCAAGCGGTCCAGCAAGGGCTCAGCCAAGCGACCAAGGTCATGAGCGATATCGTCGCGTCCCACGCTCACCAGCAGGAAGTGAAGAGCCGCATCGCCGCCGTGAAGGGCGACAAGTCACTCCCGAGAGCCATGAGAAAGCGGCTCATCGCCCAGCACAAGGCCGAGCTCGCAGCAGCCAAGCTCGACCAGGCCATGCTCGACGAACACCACGACTCCGTGATGAGCGAGCTCAAGCAAGCCCAAAAGAAACTCAAGAAGCCGCACCCGATCCTCAAAAAGCTCATCGCCATCTTTGCGAAACTCCGGGGGCCCGGCGGGCCGAAGGATGACGCAGACCTCCACGAGCAAGCCCAGAAGATCAAAGAACACAGCAAGCGCCGCTCTGCCGACGAAGCACACGCCGAGCACCAGGCCGACGAGGCCTTGATGGGCGGCCCCGCACCAGACGAACCACAAGGCGCAGCAGAGCGAGCCGACCAAACTAGGCAAGCCGGAGGCGTCGGAGACGCGCAACCCATGGAGAATGAACCCGCACCGGCAACCGAGCAGCGCGCTCCAGGCGAACTGCCAGCAAACCCCGACGAAGCCTCGCAATCGGATAACGCGCCAGCCGCGAAGACCGAGAACAAGACCAAAAGCAAAAGACCAGCTGCCAGCAGGAAAAAGAGCGCCAAGAAGACGGCAGGCACCAAAGCCCACGTCGAAGCCGCAGCCAAAAAGGCCAGCGCTGCCGTAAAGGCGCACGATGAAGCCAAGCGCAGCGGGAAGGGCGTAGGCGCCGCTCACGACGACATGACAGATGCGCAGGACGCACACCGCACCGCCGACGCGCACCACACCGCAAAAGTCGACGCAGTCGAACACCGCGCAGCGCAGCGAGAACACGCGAAGGCGCACGCTGACCCGCGATCCACTAAGGCCCAGAAAGACGCCGCCACCGCCAAGGTCAAAGCTCTCGGAGAAAAAGCGCTCAACAGCGCAGCCAAGCACGCCAAGCACCAGGCCAAAACCGCAAAAAGACCAGCAGCGCGCAGAGGAGAACGGCTCGCCGCTTCCTTCGCCGAGCACGCGCAGATGGCCCTCGAGGAACTGAAAAAAGGATATGCAGAGGAGACCGCGCGGTATGTAGCGCCATTATCCCAAAATGACGCCGTACAGATGCACCGGGCTGCGACGCGCCGCTCCGCGCCAGATCCAGGCGCTCCGGATACGCACTTCGGGCCGCTCCAGCACGTGGTGCGGCTGTGAGCGCTCCGCACAGCTTCGATCTCGTGCGCCAGCTCGCCGGCAAAGCGCGGGATGATCGATCACGTAGAGGTGCAGAATCGATGCGTCGGGAGGGCAACATTTCCCCCAGCGCAGAACAGGGTTCGGCGGGCACTGCGAGAGGGGGGCTCGAGCTCAGCAAGGCAGCCCAGGGGAGCGCAGCAGGCAGCCCAGGGCGAAACAGGGAGCTCGCCAAGGGCTCGACGAGGCCCCCGGGCGCAGCGACCCCGCCCCCCCAGCTCGAGCTCAGAAAGGGCAGGGGGCAGCGGGGACCCCATAGGCCGCCCGCTGTGCTCCCGGCCCCGCACGCTGCGACCCTCCAGCGCCGCAGGGGCCCTTTTGGATATCCGAATGGCCAGAATAGGCACGGGGGGACCACCTACCGCCCCGAAAATTTCGGAAAGGCGGCGCAGCCGAGGGAGTGGATAACGCTCCGAGGCTCTGACGGCACCGCGCGGCGCATGATGCAGGTCGATGCGGACCCGGCGGCCCTCGCGGAGGCGATGGCGAAGGCCCGTGGGCGCGCGAAGGGCGGAAAGTACACCTCGCGGAAGTGGAATCCGCGGAAGAACAAGGGCAAGGGCGGTTGGGACTACAGCTACCGTCACGACGGGAAGAAGCACGCGCGCCGGCGCAAGAAGGAAGCGGAGAGCCGGCAGCTGGGTCTGTTCGGCCGTCCGGTGGCTCCGGAGCCGGCGAAGGAAGAGCCGACGGCTCGGCGCGAGGAGAAGCCGGAGGCGGTTATCCAGCCTGGTGCTGTTGCGACGGCGGTGGCCCATGCGGTGGCGCCGCTCGATCTGCCTCCTGCGGTGAAGAACGCGGCTCGGCGCGTGGCGGCGAGCATCGCGCACATCCTGGCCGGTGCTCTTGGCCAGGTCTTCACGGTCAAGGTGTCGAACTACCGCTCGCAGGCGGATCGCCGCTGGATGAAGGGGGCGGAGCTCAAGTACCGGGTCACCGGGAAGACCACGGGTCAGTATGGCGGGCTCGAGGTGGAGCCGGTCGAGGGGACCAGGGGCCCGAAGGGGACGCTACACATTCGACCGGCGAGCGGCGGCGACGTCGAAAAGGCCGCGATGCTCATGCTGTACGCCCAGGATGCGATCGGCGGGCACACGACCGGCCACCCGATCGATGTGCTGTCGGTGGCGGAGGCTCCGGCGCTGGGGCTCGAGACGCTCGAGGCTGAGCCGGGTGAGCCTGGGCCGCCGGCCGCCAAGCGGGAGAGCTTCGAGGCGCAAAAGCGCCGGGGCGCCACGCATACGTGGAGGGATGCGCTCAGCGAGGACCAGGCCCGCGCGGTCGCGAAGCACCCCGATGCCAAGTACCGCACGCAGGACGGGACCCACGAGCGGGCGATGGAGCACGCCGAGAAGCTGGCCGAGCGCCTACGCGCGAATGGCATCAAGGGCGCGAAGGCGTGGGGCAAGAAGGACGTCCGCGTGTACGTGGGCCGGCAGTACCTCGCGATCGGCATGGACGGCACGGTCAAGGAGACGCAGCGAGGCAGACAGGTCTTCAGCCTTGGAGGGCTCTACCCGAGCCAGCGCAAGGGCTTCCAGGCCGCTCGAGCTGCGCACCGTGACTGGCATCTCGCGGCGATGGCGAACTTGCGCAGGGAGCGTGAGAGCAACTTCGAGACGATGCCGGATTCCGTCGCCGAGGTCACCGAGGGCAGGGCCGCAGGCGCGAAGGAGGCCCGAGAGGACCATTGGACCGCCGAGATGCTGGCCAGCTATCTCCGCCAGGTCGGGGCGCCGATCAACGCCTTCGACGCCGGGCATCAAGAGGGTCTGCGCGAGCAGGTTGCCAAGAACGAGGCGCAGGGAGGCCCGAGCGACGCTGGGGGGATTGGCCGAGGGGATGCGCCGGCGGATCCCACGCGCGAGCCTGGCCGTGGCGATCTCAGCGCTGGCGAGTTTGCGGCGATCATGGGCCGCAGCGAGACCACGGGGAGGGCCGACGAGCGGGCGATCATTCAGAAGCTCGCCGAGGCGGTGCGTGCGATGGCGCCGCAGGCGGCTGCGATCGCGGCCATCCGAGCTCGCGGGGGCGACGCCTTCCCGACGCAGGAGCTCGCCGACAAGACGCGGGAGGCTGCCGAGGGTCGCATCATACGCGAGCACGGCATCACGGACGGCCGGCTGCTCGGCTGGTTCTGGGATGCGGCTGAGCGCCCCAGCAACTTCGAGACGATGCCGGAGGCCGAGGACGCCCGGCTCGCCGCGGAGGTGGAAGGCCGGCGTGCTGCTGCGCGCGAGGACAAGCCTTACCGGGTCTTCTCAACGCCCGGCTACCGCGATCCGTCTGCTGCCCACGAGAAGGCGACGAAGATTCGGTCCCAGGGGGGCCAGTCCGTTCGTGTGGACAAAAAGGGTGCCCAGTGGGTTGTGGGCTACACCGCAAAAGGCCCTTTGCACGCCGAGCTCGCGGAGCGGCCGAGCAACTTTGAGACGATGCCGGAAGCGCAGCGGCGCGACGCGGCGGCGGTGCTGGAAACCGCTGGGGCGCCTTCGGCGCTCGCGGAGGCTTTCGGGCCGCGGGTTAAGAGCGGATTCAAGACCAAGAAAGCGGCCAGCGCCTATGCGAAGCAAGTAGATAAGGAGGGGCGCCGGACGGCTGAGCCGGCGTTCCGCGCGAAGGACGTGCGGGTCGAGGGCAAGCGCGGCGCCTGGACGGTGCATTACGAGGCGGAGGCGTATGACCGGCCTCCGCCTGCGGTGCTGCCAGCGCCGAGCGCGAAGATCACACCCGAGGGGATGGACGCGGAGGCGAAGGCTTTGGCGGCGGAGCTCGGGCTCGAGGACCGGGTGACGGCTCATGACGGGCACGACCACGCGCTCTTTGGGCGTAGCATCATCGTGAGCGTGCGGAGCGAGGGCAAGGCGATCCACGACGGGCGCGAGCTCCTGGCGAAGCTGCGCGAGCGGTGGAAGGTCTGGGGTCCGGTGAACTACCTCGAGGTGCGGATGGGAGCCTCCGCCGGTGGGAGCAGCGGCTATCCAGACGGCACGATTCTCAGCCTGGTGGTCCGGCCCGACCTCGAGCGGGATTCTGACCTCGAGCGCCCTACCCTCCGCCCGGACGCTGAGCGCGGGTTGGCGCCGGGGGACCGCGCGCGCGGCACGGCTCTGGTTGAGCGGCTCGAATCGGAGCGCTCCCTAACCGCCGAGGAGGCAAAGGCCCGGCTGGCTGCGCTGCTCGAGGGGCTGACCGATGACGAGAAGATCCAGAAGATGGGCAGCGCTTCCGTCGTGGACGGCAAGCGGGTTTATAGCTGGTGGGGGTGGTCGGACCGGCAGGCGCACAAGGCTGTTGCTGATCTGATCGCGAGTGGCGACCTCCAGGCCATCTATGCGGCGAAGCTCGCGAGTAATCGCTCGTCAAACCGAGCCAAGGCGCGGATCAAGGAACTCACCGGCAAGAACCGCTCGCGGCTCTATGCAGGTGATGAGGGCTACGCGGAATGGGCGCGGTTGAGCGGGATCGTCGGCCTGTTTCGCGGCATCCAGCAGTCGCTCATAGCCGCTCTCGATCGGCCGCCGCCAGTGGTGGAGCCCGAAGCGGTGGCCGAGTCGGACGAGGATTTCGCCGACAGGATGGAAGAGGACGAGGACGAGCTCGCGGACCGTGCGGAGGCCTACGGCGAGCCGCCGCCCGCCGAGGATGACGCCCCGCCCGGCTTTTACGAGGCGATGGGGCAGCCCGGCGCGAACGATCCGAAGCCCCCGGGTTGGGACCGGATGCCGAGCGGCGGCGCCGGAGTAGACCGGGGCGTGACCTCGGGTCAGTCGTCGATACCCCGCGCGAAGCTCCTGCGGGAGCTCGCCAGCTGGCCGGCGGCGATTGGATATCCGCTGGACCGGCCGGGTGTGCGCGAAGCGCTCGCGGCGGGGCATATCGCCGGCGAGGAGCATCGCGGCGAGCTCCACGGGGCCTACAGAACGGACAAGGGCTCAAACTGGCTGGCCGAGCAGGCCGAGGCGAAGGCCGCGGACGCCAAGGCGGTGATCGAGGAGGCGAAGGCCGCAGCGGAGGCGAAGCTCGAGGACGCCAAGGCCGTGCTCGAGGAGGCCAAGCCGCCGGTCCCGAAGCTCAAGCCGATCTGGGAGGTGGTCAGCGCGGATCGAGACGGCAAGCCCACTGAGCGCTACTGGAAGCTCGACAGGATCCGCTGGCCGGGCCTCGTGGTCTGGGACCACGGCAAGTCTGGGCGGGGCGGTCGGTACGAGGTGAGCTCGATCAGCCACGGCGGGGTCGTCGAGGGCCAGGGGTTCCGGTTCCGGAACATGCGCCAGGTGGCCGAGCATCTCGCGACCGTCAAGGTGACGCGCGAGGTGGCCGAAGCTCCGGCCAGCAGGGTCGTGTCCGACCCCGAGCAGTGGCCGGGCGCGGTCGCGCAGCGGAAGGAAGAGGACGAGTACGCGCGGCGGAACCGGGTCCGCGCGGCGATCACCCAGGAGGACCGGGGCAAGTACCCGGCCGACGTCATCGAGGAGGCCGAGGCGATCGGCTTCCGGCCGGACAAGGTGCTCGAGCTCCGCGCGATGAGCGAGCGGGAGGAGGCGGACTACGGCCGCAAGATGCGCCGCGGCATGCGCGAGGAAGAGGCGCAATACCAGCGCGAGCAGATGGCGCCGGCGCAGCGGCGCGACGCCGCGGCGGTGGCGGGCGGCGCGGCGCCGAAGCCCTCGAGCTCGAAGTCTCCCTATGTGCGCGCGGACGAGCAGATCCACCGGGCGCTCCGCACGACGGGCAAGAACACCGGCGACGGTGGCAAGGTGCTCGAGGGCGGGCACGCGGCGATCGACTCCGCGCTGGCCGATGCGAAGAGCGCGATCGACAAGCTGGCCGCCACCGGCGAGGTCAACCATCTGGCCCGGCTGACGACCGGACTGAAGAGCAGCCGCGTGGGCGCCGGTGCCAACGGGGTCGTACACAAGAAGATCCGAGAGCACGCGGAGAAGGCGCTCGCAGGGATGCAGAGCGGCGCCGCGGCGAAGCGCCTGCGGGAGTCGCCGAAGGACGCAGCAAACGCGATGGCGCTCGAGCCGTACACCAAGGCCAAGGAGCTCGCGCGCGATCTCCGCGGCGGCGCGCGCGGCGATCACGCCAAATTCGAGGCCGTGCGGAGCCAGCTCGCCAGCCAGGTGGCCACGGTCCAAGCGGCCGGGGCGCTCAAGGGTGCGCAGGAATACGCGAAGCTCGTGAAGCGCATGGGCGAGATGGTGAGCGCGATCGGCAAGGGCGCCGACGCGCACGGCAAGGAAGTGATCGCGAGCCTCGCCGGCCTCTTCGATGACGCCGGCCGCGCCGTCTATCGGCACTACACGGAGAAGCCCAAGGCCCCGGCGCCGATGGAGCAGGCCCAGGTCAAGGCTCTACACAGCGTGAGGCGCGGGCAGACTATCCAGGTCAACGGCAAGGCCCGCGTGGTGAAAAACACCGTAGGCGGCGGCCGTTCGGTGAGCGCCCACGATACGGGCTTTCAGACGACCACGGTCTATTTCAAGGACGGGTCCAGGGTTTCCCTGGCGCACAACTCGCGCGTGCCTCTTTTCGGGGCAGGCGATGAGGCAGGCACTCCGGCGTCGGTGAGCATCGCCACGGCGGCGAGCCGCGCGAAGCTGACGGCGAAGGCCAACCAGGAGGCCAACCAGGCGAAGGCCAAGGCACGCCGCGCGAAGGAGGCCAGGTATCGGGAGGTGTCGCAGCGCGCCTCGGCGAAGCTCAAGGAGAAGCGCGAGCAGGTCGAGACCGAGGCTAAGCTCGAGGCGCTCCGGCGCAAGACGTCGAAGCCGAAGAGCGCGAAGGAGCGCACGGTCTCGATGGGATTCGAGAACGAGGCATTTTCGCTCACGCCCCAGGCGCGCGCGGAGTCGTTCGGCGCGTTCGTGCCGGATCCGGTCGACACGCAAGAGTCGATGTTCGGGGGCAAGCCAGCGCCGAAGGCTCCGGCCGAGCCCGCGACGGCCGAGCCCGATCATCGAGCGGTGCTCGGCGATGACGGGCTGACCGATCACCAGCGCGAGCGGAAGGAAAAGAAGCGGCGCAAGGCCACGCGGCTGCGCGCGGAAGCGGAAGGGCAGTGGGCCTCCTCGGGAGCCCAGGTCCGGCATATCCCGATGGGGCAGCCGATCCTCATGGGCCACCACAGCCAGCGGAAGCACCAGCGCGCGATCGAGCGAGCTCAGAGCCTCTCGTCCAAGGCTGCGGCGACGTTCCGTGAGGCCGAGAACGCTGCGAGCTCCGTGGAGTCGGGCAACCATGTGGTGAGCTCGGACGATCCCGATGCGGTCTCCGCGCTCAAGGTGAAGCTCGCGGGGCTCGAGGCGCAGCGCGCGCGCATCAAGGCCTACAACAAGGGCAAGAAGAAGGACCCCAACCCCTGGGGCCACAGCGAGACCAAGCGGGAGGAGGGGGTGCTCTACCGGCATCCGAGCTACATGCTCAGCAACCTCGGCGCGACCATCCGCAACACGAAGAAGCGGATCGAGAAGCTCGAGCGCGCGGCGGCCCTGGCCCCGCGCCCCGACATCGTGGGGGACGGCTTCACGATCGAGGAGGACAAGGAAGCGAACCGGATCCGGTTCCACTTCCACGCGGGCAAGCCGAGCAAGGCCATTATCCAGAAGATGAAGCGCAACGGGTTCCGGTTCTCGAGGCGCGAGGAGGCTTGGCAGAGGCACCTCAACACGCAGGGCCGGTACGCCACGCAGCAGATGGCCAAGGAGATATTCGGCTACGATCCCGATGCGGGTAAGGTGTCGAAGAGCAGGAGAGCGGCGATGGACGAACTTAGGAAGGCGGAGGAAGGTCCGTACATCGGGAAGCGGGGCGGATTCTGGAAAGATGCGAGGCACACGATCCCGTATAAGCGGAGAGACCACGTGGCTCGGCTCAAGAAGCGCGAGGCGAGGCACCAGAAGAAGAGCTCGAAGCCGAGCAAAAAGCGTTCGTTGGTGCAGCGAATGTTTGGGAAGAAGCCGGACGCCATTGATGCGCTGAGTTCGCTCGGGCACAGCCAGCACGCGGCCGATTTGAGGTCTGGTACGCGCCATCATGAACGCCAGCTCGCGCAGCACGGCAATCACCAGCTCGTGGCGACCACGCCCCAGGGCAAGGTCTGGGGATCGAGGAAGCACAAGGATACTGACGTACACCCGAGGCACCGGATCGACTCGCTTGAGGCGCTCCAGGTCGCGCCTCGGATTCTCTCGAGGAATAGGTGAGCGGAAAGTCCCAGCGCGCTCCGGCGCAGCGCCGGATGCGCGGCAAGCTCACCGTCATCAACGGCGAGGGCGGGCCGCGCGTGGCGAAGATCCGCAAAAAGAAGCGCGATGACGAGGACGACATGGCGGAAAAGAGCGAGGCTAGTGCCCCGTTGATCGTACCTGTTGACAGGCTCCGCTTTCGGGGCAGGGCGGCGCTCGTGAGGGCGCACCTGCATAGCTTCGGTGAGCTCAAGAAAAAGCTCCCGTTTTCGGCGCTTCCGCTTACGGCGCCGACGCACGGACCAGCCCCGGTTTGGGAACGTCAGCCTACCCCGGATTTCGCGGATATCTACTTCCAGCCCGAGAGTGACGAGCGCAACAAGCTCCAGCGGGAACAGCGGCGCAATCGGCGGATGGCCAATGCGGCGCGTAACGCTGGGATTTCGTCGTTTCACGGCGAGACACACGACGGCGAGCCCGAGCTCCGCTACGACCCCGAGACCACGCTCAACGTAGCGGCAACGTATGGCCAGGCGCCGGGGCGTAAGCAGCGGACGGCGCTGGTCGTCCCGAAGCGGATGGACCGCCTCGCGGCCGGCACGACAGACCAGGGCTCGACATACAAGGACGACCCCGATGAGGACGAGGATGAGAAGCGCGAGCGCAGGCTGCGCTTTGTTTCGCGACGTCCGACTCGGCGAATTGAATGAGCTCGATCGTTGACGTGGGCGCAGCCCTCGCGCACCTTCGCAGGTAGGAAGAACGTATGAACCCGCTGAACCGAAAAATCCCAGAGGGCACCAAGCCCGCGAGCGTAGCTGCCCTCGAGTCCGAGGTGGCGTCCCAGGCTGCGGGTAGCCCGGCGCCGTCCGAATTCGAAACGGCGCGTCCGAAAGTGCTCGGTCAGGGTGCGATGACCAAGGGTGGCGATTTTGTGAATTGGGACGCGCTTATGCCTACTATGCGGAAGGCGGATCCTAGCTCTTACGACCCTGCCGAGGCTCCTGACCCGCGCGCTGCGCTGGCAATGCCCACGAGCCCGCAGGCGATTGCGGCTGCTCTACAGGCCCAAGGGACGGATCTCACCGCTTGGGGGTTGGCGAAGTCCGGAGCGGCGCGGGTGGTTAAGCGCGTGAGCCCTTACGGGACTCGCGTAGTGAAAAACCCCCGAGCGGGTGGGATCCAAACGGCGCATGAGGAGGGGGCGCCTTCTCGCCATGGCGTGGTCAGCACTTCGGGTTTCATGAGTCGCCGGGATGCGGTCGCCGCCAACATGGTAGGCAAGCTCGAGGTGCCTGCGCGCCATCGCAGGCCGGCGGGCGGCGCTGCTCAGCATATCGAAGGGGCCGTGCGTAGTGTTCAGCGCCGGATGGGCTGGGGCAACACGGCCGGGCACGGGCTTCGCGTGCCCACTACTGAGCAGGGCCGCCGCCGGATGGACCCGGGATCGTTACCGAAGGAGCTCCCGAAGGAGCAGATGACTCCGGGGAAGCCGGCGGGTGGTTCGGGTAGGGAAGGCAGCAAGGAGAAAAAGGGAGGCCCGCGGAAGTCGTCGCCGACGACGATGACCGGCAAGATGCGCCGCAAGGTCATGCGCGCAGCGATGACGGGCAAGGTAGGCCCTGGCTCGCGTGGGACGCATGGACGGTCTGGCGTAGCTGGGCCGGGGGCTACGGGGCCCGGAGGGCACAACCAGCCCCCTATGACGAGGCACACGACCTCGAGCGGGCGCACCACCGACAAGGACATGGAGACCGGGGCCTCGATGAGCTATGGCGGCGGCCAGCCCTACTCCTCCCAGCGGCCCAGCAGGGGGTGGGGATCGGGCAGCGCGCAGATGACCGGCAAGATGGCCGAGACCGTTGGCCGCGCGAAGATGTATGCGAAGAAGGCGAAGGCTGAGCGGGAGGCTAGGCGCAGCACCAGGGGCGGCTACGCTTACGCCGGTGCCCCTTGGGCGATGGCGCGGAGCGCCGACGCTATCGATGGGCTCGAGGATCTCGTCAAGATGACGATGATGCCCGAGGAGAAGGCCGCGGCGCTGCTCTCGAAGGGAGGCCCGTACACCGGGCCGCGTGGGGGGAAGTGGGCCGACCCGCAGCACAAGATCCCGTGGTCTCCCGAGGGCTCGAAGGATGACAAGCGTGCCCACCACCGCACGCGGGCTATCCATCACCGCGCTCACGCGGACGAGATCGAAAAGCGCCTGTGGGACCGAGCGCACGCTCGATCCCGCAAGGAAGCGCAAGCGGCATGGGACGCGAAGCACAAGGGTAAGGACCCCAAGGGCAGCAAGGGCTTTCTGGGGATGGGCAAGCATCCGCCGCGCCCCACCAGGGGCGAGCACTCCGCCGAGCTTCGTAAAAAGAAGTTCAAGGCCGACCGCAAGCTCCACGAAGCGCTCAAGCACCACCAGAAGATGGAAGCCGCGCACCACGAGGCGAAGGGCGGCCTCGCCGATACGCCGTGGGACGTGAGCTCCGGCAGGGTCTACCGCGTGCGGGACGTTCGGAAGGATCTCAAGAAGCTCTCGGATGCTGAGCTCAGCAAGGCCTCGCACGGCAACTCGCTCATGGGGAAGCAGGGCAGGGGAACCGTAGCGGGTCACATGAGCGCGAAGATGGCCGAGCGCCCGTATACGGGCGCTGGGAAGCGCACGGGCACGCCCGGCCACTACGAATATGAGTACGGCGGCAGCAAGGGTGGGCAGAAGGGGAAGCACGGCGAGACCGACATCCCCGAGTACAAGATCACCGTTCGCGGCAAGAGCCACGAGGAGATCGCCCAGAAGATCAAGAGCGGGATCGACAAGGCGGCCGACCTCTGCAAGACCGATCCCCCCGTCTGCGCCGGCAATCTGGGGATCGTGCGGACGTGGATGCCGCAGTTCAACGACGACCCGAAAAAGGGCGGCGACAAGAACGCGATCAAGAACTTCCTCGCCGAGTTCAAGGCGGAGGGGAAGGGCGTCAAGAGCCAGAAGGCCGACGGCAGCCCGTTCACGCGCCCGGTCGGCACGCTGAAAGCGACCCAGCGCGAGATCAAGACGGCCAAGAGCTACGGCATGGCCTCGGCTCAGAAGAAGTACGAAGAGAGCAAGGCGCGCGGCGACGGCGGGTTCTACGATGCCGTGTTCGATGGGAAGAAGGTGCGGACCGACTGGCACCCTTCCAAGAACGCGATCGTGGTCTCCAAGGACGGCTACGTGCTCGACGGGCACCACCGCTACGCCGCCATGGTGATCGCGGATCCCGGGTTCCAAATGCCCGTGCATGAGGTGGACGCGACGATCGAGGAGATCCTCGACAAGACGCAGGAGTGGTTTGAGCAGGGCAAAGCGATCAAGAAGGCTGATTTTCAGGGGAAGCCCGTGAGCCCGAAGGATCAGGTCGGCAAGACGCCTCCGTGGTCGAAGGCGATGCGCGCGGCAGGCCTCGGTGGCAAAAAGAAGACGACCAAGAAGAGCATGGAGCACGACCAAATGATCAATCTACACAAGGGGGACATCCCCGAGCCGCCCCCGCTGCCCGGTCGTAGGAGCCGCGTGCCTCCGCCGCAGCGCCCGGCGCCCACGGGCCGCATGAGCGCGAAGATGAGCGCGAAGATGAAGAAGCGGCAGGCGTGGCGAGATTACGTGGGCGACTTCGTGGGCAAGTGTGGCGATGACGTGCCGCAGCCGAAGCGGCTCCGGCGCTCGATGGATGGCGCGCTCGAGATGGATCTCCGCAAGGGGGGGCTTTACTCGTTCAATGATAGCCACGCGAAGAACCGGAGTTCTCTCCCGGCGAAGCTCCTGCCGGAGTACCTGGCGGCGTTCGTCGAGGAGGCGTACGAGCACGAGCGGAAGGAGTGCGAGCACCGGAAGATCGCGCCGCTCGCTGATGAAGACCACGCGGAGTTCTGGGCAAAGCGTGTTCTGGGCGAGCTCGTGGTTTATATGCGGATGAACAAGGATTTGGCCCGTGCCGGAAAGGGTCAGACCGTCAAGACAATCGCTTCGGTCCTGCGCTCACGCGGGATCGTTAAGCCTTCGCACAAGACGACCACCCCGACGGATCGTGACAGCGCGGTGGCGATGAACGCGCGCATCGACGGGCAGAATGCCGAGGTGCTGGCGTTCTCCGAGGTCAAGCGCGGGCATTTCCGTGAGGAGCTCGAGAAGGCCGGCGCTTCTCTCGAGCTCTCCGGCTGGCGAGGTGTGCCGGAGATTGAGGTCATCGACGACAAGGTGGATCCTTTCGCGGCGGGAGCCCGCACCGAGGCGGCTCGCGTCGGGCGCATGGGCGCGATGAGCAAGGGCTTCGTCGCGCGCGCGAGCGTGAATCACGAGTGTGTGATCCACGGCTTCCGCGACCTCACGAAGAGCCAGAACCTCGCGAACCCTGACGGGCACTGCATTTGCGGGTAATTCGTGGGCATCGCTGAAGACATGGCGCGCGCGGCGCTCCGGGCCGCTGGGGATTGGGCCACGCAGTCGGATGACGACGTGTCCCAGCCCATGATGGCCGATGCGCTCAGCAAGGCAGGGCTCGCCGAGCCCACCGAGGAGAAGCCTCGGGCCCTCTTCCACGATCCTTACAGCGTCATGGACTGGGGCGGCTGGCGCCAGCGGCCCAGCGCGCTCACCTACGACACGCTCCGCCAGATGACGGTAAGCAACACCGTCGTGGCCGCCATCGTCCAGCTGCGGATCGATCAGGTGGCGCAGTTCGCGCGCCCCCAGCAGGGCGACTACGACAAGGGCTTTCGAGTCATCAAACGAGACCGGCGCGACAAGCGTAAGAAGATGACGCAGGTCGAGCAGAAGAAGGCGGCCGAGCTCGAGCGGATGATCGAGACCACCGGCTATCTCCTGCCGGATGAGCGCACCTACGACCGCGACTCGTTCCGGAGCTTCCTCAAGAAGTCGATCCGCGATGTGATGACCTACGATCAGATGTGTTTCGAGAAAATCCGCGACCGCAAAGGGCGGCCATCGCGATTCCTGGCCCTACCGGCAGAGACCATCCGTCCAGCCGTCGCGGATGTCGAGCACATGGACCCCGCCGAGCGGCGCAATCGCGTGGCCTACGTCCAGGTGTACGAGGAGACCGTGATCGCCGAGTTCGGCCCGGATGATCTCGCGTGGTGCGTAAAGAACCCTCGGAGCGATCTGCGGGTCAACGGCTTCGGCTTTTCCCCGATCGAGCAGATCATCCGGCTCGTGACCGCGTGGCTCTACGGGTTCGAATACAATACGCGCTTTTTCACCCAGGGGAGCGCGGTCAAGGGGATCATCAACATCAAGGGGGCCATCCCGGACAGGCAGCTTAGAGCCTTCCGGCGTATGTGGTACTCGATGATCTCGGGGGTCTCCAACGCTTGGAAGACGCCGATCCTTAACTCTGAGGATATCCAATGGCATTCCCTCCATTCGACAAATCGTGAAATGGAATTCGGCGCCTGGATGGACTGGTTGACCAAGCTCACGTGCAGCGTCTTTGGGGTCGATCCGGTAGAGATCAATTTCATTTTTGGCGGCGGCGGTTCAGGTGGCGGTGGTGGGCCGATGTTCGACAAGCGGCCCAATAAGGCCGAGGTGACCGAGAGCAAGGACAAGGGGCTCACGCCTCTCGTGCAGCACATTCAGGACCAGATGAACCACCACTTGATCTGGGAGCTCGACGAGGATTTTGAATTCGCGTTCACCGGGATCGATGCCCAGGGCGAGGGCAAGGCTCGCGAAGCCCGCAATGTCGAGGTCCGCGGATGGAAGACGGTTAATCAGATCCTCGCCGAGCAGGATCTCGATAAAATGCCTGGGGAGCTCGGAGACGTGATCCTCGACCCGACGTGGCTACAGTGGGCCAGTCAGAAGAGCGCCGAGGAACAGGAGGCCAACGCGCCCGAGGACCCCGCCGGCCCGCTCCCCGAGGACCCGGACGAGGACAAGCCCAGCGCAGCGGCGGAGCTTGGGCCGGGCGCCCCTGGTCCAGCCGTGTCGGAGCCGTTTGAGTACCAGGGCGAGGGTGAGCCGATGGAGGCGTCGTTCGATGCGACGCTGGCCCGGCTTGATGAGCTCCGGAAGGGCGAGCGCAGCTGGACGCTGGCCGGCAGTCAGCAGATCATCGAGTACAAGTCGGGAGACGAAGGCTGATGGGTATCCGAATCAAGAACGAACTTAGGATCCAGGCGGGTTTTGATAATTCCCTGGACGACTGTTTTTTCGATCGCTCGGTGTCCGAGCTCCTCGATACCCTCGACCACGGCAACGCCTCGATCATGCTGCTCGAGGCTGGCTCGACCGACGTCGCCGTACCTTTCGGCGACGTTGCGCAGGCGAGGATCCTCTATATCGAGGCTGACGGCGAGTTTGAGGTGGAGCTCGGCGGCGGCGCGGCCACCGGCGCGGCCGTTACCGGTGTGGGCGGCTCGTTCCCCACTGGCTTCGCCGGCGGCGAGGCGATGAGTCTCGATATCGACAACCTGGGAGCGGTCGCGATCGTTTTCACGGTGTCGGCGAGCCTGGTGCAAGACGTGGCGAACGAGATCAATGCCGCTTTTGCGCTCGCGGGGGTACTCTCGGGCGGGTTGCCGGTGGCTCCGGCGAGCGTGAGTGGCGGTGAGATTAGGATCACCTCTCCCACCACAGGGCTCACGTCTGAGGTGGACGCCGTGTCCGCAGATGCGGCCGTGCTCACAGCACTCGGCATCTCAGTCAGCATCACCAACGGTGTGAACGCGAATCCGGGCACGAGCGATCTCAACATCGATCGGCCCGCCGATCCCGCAGGTGCTAGCGCAGCGGCCGGCGTGACTGCGTTTTTCTACGCCACGGTCAATACCGATCAGGTGCTTCTCACGAATCTAAGCCCGACGGTGGACATCAACGTCAAGGTGCTCATCGTTGGCGATCTCACCGCGAGCCCGTAGGTATGCGGGATGGGGACCACCCTACGCATTGAGGCGCCGAAGGATTGGACGCCTCTCGAGATCGCCCAGGCTGTCGTGGGGCCTGGACATCTCGTCAAGGCTGAGCGCGTCAAGGGCGTCGCGCGCACTTTTCAGGATTACCGCCCGATGCGGATGCTCGCGAAGGATCTCGAGCTCGCCTACAAGGCCCAGCTCGAGAAACTCGTGGCTGAGATCCGCGCCTACGTGGAGAAGCACATCGTTCTCGGGCCGCTCGGCAAGGCGGGACCATCGGGGCCTGCGCCCCCACCAGGGCCCGAGCACATCCACGAGCTCCGGGCGCTGGTCGAGCGCTATCACCAGGCGTTCATTGCTGGTGTGATCGGTCCCGACACGCTCCGGCCTGGCGATGTCCAGCGGCTCATCGACGCTGGCATTTTGCCGCAAGATCTCGCGTTCACCTTCCAGCCGGGCGCGCACGAGCTCCCCCCGCGCGCGATGCGAGCGATCGAGGACGCTTACCGCTACGGGCACGTCCTGGCCTCGGCGCGGTCGCTGGATGAGAAGCGGCTCCGCGGGCGTATGACCTACAAGCAATTCGTCGAGGGCTGGGCGCCAAGCCATCCGCTCAGCGAGCGGGAAGAAGCGGCGATCACTTGGCTCCAGCACAGCGCTGCGGCGAGCATCACCGGGCTCGGCAATCGGATCGCTGCTGACTTTTCTACGATTGCGATCGAGGCTGATGCCAACGTGCGCCGGCGCTACGCCGGGCTGATTGGCGAGACGCTCGAGGAGAACGTGGCTCGGCGCGATACGTGGCGCGAGGCCGTGAGCGAGCTCGGGCGGAAGACGGGGGACTATTCGCGGGACTTCGGGCGGATCGCGGCTACCGAGAAGATGAAGGCGATGCAGGAGGGGATCGCCACGGGCCTGATCAGCCAGTACGGCGATCCCGACGATATCATGGTGGCGAAACAGCCCAACCCGGACGCCTGCCCGGACTGCATCCGGCTCCACCTGACGGGCGGCCCTGGGACGAATCCGCGGATCTTTAAGCTCTCCGATCTCGTGGAGAACGGCACCAACGTGGGCAGGCACCGCGATGACTGGCTAGCCGTGGTTGGGGCGACGCACCCGTGGTGCGGCTGCGAGCTCATCCACGTGCCCGAGGGGATGGGATTCGACGACCAGGGTAACCTTGAGATCCTCGAGCTCACGCGGAGCGATTGGCTCGAGTGGGATCTGCGCAAGGCGCTCCCGAAGGAGCCGGCGAAGGCCGCCCACCTGACCTACGGCGAGTCCGTGCCCGAGCAGGGCGTCACCGTGCGCGTGGGCGACCCGCGCGTGCGGGCGGAGATCGACAAGGTGATCGCGCGCACCCCGCCCGAAATTTTCGACAAGCGGGTGGGGGTCACGCTCATCACAACCGAGACCCCGCGCGTACAGAACCCGTTGGAGGAGCACGACTACGCCTATTGGACGAGCAACGAGATCAGGCTAATGCAGACGTTACCCGCGCACCGGATCAAGCGCGTGCTCCCGCACGAACTCGGGCACAGCCTGAACGTCTACTTGATGCACCAGATGGGGGGCGCCGGGAAGGTCCGGCAGTGGCATTCCGCGCTCTGGGCGATCAGTGTGCGCGAGGGCTTCGTGAGCAAGTACGCCAAGAAGATGCCGATCGAAAACGCGGCCGAAGTGACGATGCACTACCTCTATCACCGCAAGCATTTGATGTTGCACTGGCCGCAGCAATTCGCGTTCGTACACAAGGCGTACCGAGGAATTTGGCGATGAGCCGCGCCGAGATCCTCGATCGCTTTCAGGCCAAGGCCGGGTGTATGCACACCCAGGTGGTAGCGTTCGCTGCCTGGCGCAGACTCAAGAAGCACTTGACTCGAGAGCAGCGCAACGCGCTCCTCCTCGCGTGGAGCCATCACGTAGACATCGGCGAGGGTCGCGGCGCACTCGATCACGAGTGCGCAGCGGTGCGGAAGAGCTGGGCGCAGCAGGAGGCGCGAGTCGGTGGCCCGTAAGATCCTCACCATCGCGCAGGTTCGCGAAGCGCTCAGCAAGGGCGGGCCCTACATCGGTCCGCGAGGCGGGAAGTATGCGGACCCGCAGCACAAGATCGCGTGGCGCGAGAGCATCGGGCGCAAGGGCCCGCGCACGGGGTCGATCCCTATCAGCGAGGCTCGAGTGGCATTCGCGGTCGAGGAGATGCTTGAAGGTACGCGCGCGGACCGGCACGGGGTGGTCCGGCACCTGGGCCGGAAAAGCACGGAGGTGCCGATCACGAACGCGAGGGGGCAGACGAAACGCGTCGCCGTCCGCATGTATCACGACTCTGGGATGAAGGATCTGCGCGGCGTGCGCGGACAGCACCAGATCCACGCGAGGCCGACGCGCAGCGGGGTGATCATAGAGCACAGCGTTGCCGTGTACGTGAACCCCAAACGCGGGTGGGAGCGGGACGCTCTGGGCCGCGCGATGCGCAGTGTCCTCGCGCACGAGTTGACGCACGCGGCCGATCCGGGGCTAGAGGAGGACGCAAAGCGGAGGGCTGCCGCAGGGTACGCCGCGGCTCTTGCCGCTGGGGACAGCGCCCCCCGGCGGCCGCCGAAGGTCCGGCAGGATTACGTCACGTATCTGAACCAGCCCCACGAAGTCACCGCGTCGATCCAGCAGATCAAGCGGGACATCACGGACTCCTACGTCGCCGGCGAGATCAAAGGCGACCCGGAATGGCTGCGCCCGGAGGCGCTGCTCAATTGGTCGGAGCGCTACAAGGACGTCGGCCACCACTACACCGAGAAGAACCGGCGCCGCGTGCTCCGCGCAATTTTCGATATCCGCGAATCGCTACTTGCGGGGACCACGAAAGAGATTGAGAAGGCGCTCCGCCGTGCCGAGCTCCGCAAGGCGGGCAG